ATTGTACGTATCTAAGGAGACTAAGACCATCTTAGTGAATTACGAGAAGAACCTTAATAAGCAAGTTGCTGCGAACGATATGACGCACGAGGAAGCTGTTGAGAAGGCCGAGGAAATGAAGGCTCATGTATTGAAAACTTCTAAGCACCTTACATACTTAGGTAACTTCCACTTAGGTGGTAGTAATAATGCTAGTGAATATGCAACACTACCTAGCGAGACTAAGGCGTGGGTTACAGACCAGGTTAAGTCCTCTTTAGATCAAGCTAAGGACTTAGGCACTATCGTTAAGATTGCTAATGCTAATCCAGGCGCATCTAAGGCTTATGTATCTACAATGTTTCCGTACACTACGGACGCAGGTAAGATTAAGAAGGCCTTAGAAAGCTTTGATAGCCTAAAGAATCACGATAATGGCTACGATATGTTTAATAAGTTACCTTCTAAGCAGAAGTTATACTACGAGGCACTAGACGCTATTAGAGATCTAGATGGTAATGTAGATGTTTCTCAAGAAGAGGCTGAACGCTTAACTAAGATGGTTGAGGCGGTAGGTGATACCCGTGATTTCCGAATTAAGATTAAGCAGAAGTATAAGGACGTTAAGACCTTGAATGAATCTATTGCAGGACTTCCTGATGATCTACAAGTTGATGTATTACTGACTTATGATTACTTCACTCAATTTATGAAGCCTTATGATGCGTTACAGCGTATTAAGAGTAAGGTGCGTCCTAAATACTATAAGACCTGGGATATTCCAGGATCCACTAATATATTAGGTTTAAGTGCAGATACGGTTACAGCAATCAACTGGGGATCATTTACTTCAGGAAATAAGATTAGTCCTATCGCTGTCCTGAAAGCCTTTAAGGCTACTGGCAGACCTGTGGAGGGCAATGCCCGTCTCTCTTATGATGAGAGAACAGACACATTTACATTAGGTAAGAGTTCGCTCGATGAGAATGCCTTAGTCCAAGTAGATATGTATAAGGCCACATGGGCTGAACTTAAGGCGGCAACGAAGAAGAATAAAGGAGAATAAGAATGGCAGAATTTACTTCACTATTTAGTAAGAAGGCTTCTATTCCTACGGGGGAGTCTTTTTCTAAGGCTCTGAACAAGTCTAAGAAAATGACTGATGAATATTTAAGTACCTCAGATGGTATGTCAGCAGCCCAGCAGGAGCTCCTAGATCACGCCTTAGCTAAGAATGATAAGAACTTATTAAATGCTCAGAATGATGTTATTAAGAATCCTGAGTTTTATCGTGAGAGGATGTATGGTGGTACACAGGTAGGTAGACCAGGTGCCGATAAGGTAGATTGGACACATCCTGTATTCTCTAAGGGTGTTTATCGTATGAACTACCTAAAGGCTATGCTGGAGTCTTCTAAGACTGTGGATACCTCAGGTACTAGCAAGGCTGCCCTAACCATTACAGGAACTGTAGCGGGTGTGGCTGTCTCGGAAGAAGCTGATGCTGGTGTTATTAGTAGTATTACCAATAGTATTGTTACTAGTACTGCAGGAGCTACTGAGCGCTACTCTAGATTCTCACAGGATGAGATTAAGGGCGCTGAAGCTGAAATTGCACGCTATGAGAAACTGAAGAAGTCCTTGGATGGTCCTATCTTAAAAGAAGAGGATGATGCCTTCTTTAAGGACTTTACTGATGTAGAGCGCATCTTATTCTTATCTGAGCAGGAAGCAAATACTGATAGTGTATATATTGCGGCCTACAAGAAGAACCTTGTTGATACATGGTCTACCCGTCTGGAACATCAGATTGATGATGAGGATGAGGATGATCTTGAATGGATGGAGTTTGGACGTGATGAATGGTATAAGGAAAACCTAGCAGAATTTAGCTTTACTGGTGAGGACGAAACTGATATAAATAAGGGTAATGGTATATTTCACCTTAAGAAGTTTTGGGATAGTCTTGAGGAGCATGAGCTACCTAACAGTAGAGAAGATGCTATGGCACTTACAGCACGCTACACGGATGAGTTTGCCTTGTCTAAGCGTATCTACTCTAAGGACTCAGGTCTTTTCTTAGACTCTGAATGGGAAGCTATGCTACGAGGCTTTAGTGTTGATATTGTATCTAGTGTACTAAGTCCTCAGGAATTAACCCTAATGATTGCTACTTTTGGGTCTTCTAAGATTTATACTACCTCAAGTAAGATGATGCAGGCTCGGCTGGCTTTTAATAGGGCAAGTAAGGCAAAGAAAGCCATTATGGGTGTAACAGGCACTGCCATCCTAGGTAGTGGTACCGCTCTTACTATGGAGGAAACCCGACAGGCCCTTAAGGGCCTTGAGTTAGATAACAAAGAGACTATGGCTATTATTGGTGGTCTATTTGGTGTTGGAACGTATGGCGTCTCAAAGACTATTGAAATAGCTAAGGACTTCTTTATGTCTCTTACTAAGAAGGAACAGACACAGGTCATAGAGGAGCTTGGTAAGAAGGTAAGCGAGCTACAGGAAGAAGTTAAGAAAATAGATGGTACTAAAACCCTTAAACGTGAGGATGATGAACCTACATATGACGAACTAGAGCAGGAAATCTTAGATGTAGGTTATGATGATTTAGATACTGTTGTTCAACAAGGGCCTAGGTTAGATCGTAGTGGTATAGCTATGGGAGCCTCTCAGACTCTGAACCCTAGTCCTATCTTAAGAGCTTATGATTTAGGCATTAAGTCTGTATATAACGTGCTGGATAAAATCAGAGCATCTACAAATACCTTAATAGGTAGGGATGGAAAACCTGTAGTACAACAAGGCGCTACTTCTGATGCTATCTACCGTAAGAAGTATGTAGGTACACATAATAAACTAGTGGCTAACCTTAGGTCTCTAATGAAGCAGTCTAAGATGAAAAGGGCGGACTTTAATCTAGCCTTGGATACTGCCGTTAAGAAGCAGACAGCGCTACATAGAGAGAAGAGTGTGGCTGTATCAGTCCTTAAGGATTTTATTAAGGTGAGAAAGGAAGCTCTTAAGGAAACTAATGATCCTAGAGAGGTGTATCGTCTTAATACTATTATTAGTAAGTATGAGCGTAAGCTAGAGACTGCACAGGGACGTATTGTAGATACACTATCGTCAGGCAATAAGCATATTGATGATGCTGTTAGTGAAGTTCAGAACTACTACCAGGTATACAACAGAGAGATCTATGCCTTGGATCGGAGAGACCTACTTAAGAAACAAGGTGACGAGCTAGATAGAGTAGCAGAAAGAGATGGTGATATGGATGCTCTAATGACTAAACACGATGAGCAGCTCCAAGAACTTGATGATTTCTATAAGGATAAGCATTTAGGTTATTCGCCTAGATACTGGAATCAAGAGGCCCTAGAGAATGACCCTCAGGCAGCTGAGAAGCTTACTAAGGCACTGCTGAAGAGTTCGTATGCACGGGCATTAAAGGTTAATAACCCTAAGGACTACAAAGAGTTTATTAAGGAAATACCTACGATTGTCTCTAATATGCGTAGGAAGATTAAAGACTCTGACATGGAGAATAATCTTCGTGACATCTCTGCATCACGTGTTGGTGGCGGGGGTGATAAGTCCTCAGGTAAGAGCGAGATTGGTCGTAGAATTGATGTTGATGAGCTTATGGTTCAAGATTTAGTTCAGACTGATTGGACTACTGTTACTCAAGCTTATAATCACGACTTAGGTCATAAACTAGCCTTTAGAGAAGCCTTAGGTGTTAAAGACTGGAAAGAGTTTGATGAAGTCTATATGACAGGAATCAAGGATGACTTATCTAGGTCTAACTTGGATGCTGAACAGCGTAGGAGAGCCGAGGAAGATATTAAGACTGTTGTAGAAGAGGCCCTAGGTACTCGTGGTTTGATCAAGAAAGATAACTCTGTGCAAAGGATTAAGCGTGTCTTCTTAGATACAACTAATGCTATCTTCTCACCAGGCTTTGGTTTAACTACCATTGCCGAGGCGGGCCCTGTTCTTTCTAATGGCGGTCGTGATATTATTAGACAGATTTGGCCATCAATTAAGCAGGTAGCTAGTGAGTATAAGAAGAAAGGATATGATCCTGATTCCATGGATGCCCTTAAGGGGTATGGTATTGGTGCAGGTATTCAGAACTCACTGGTAGCTTCCCGTTTAGAGGATGGTACTTTCTATGCCTTTAATAAGAGGGCTACCTTTGATCGTAGATGGTCTGAGGGAGCTAAGAAGGTTTCTAATATTGGTTATCACGGTGGTGGTTTCCATGGTATTACCTCTTTCTATAAGTATGCTTCAGCAGGTGCTTTTCAGGCTAAAGTTCACCGTATAGGCACACGTTTGGCTGATGGTGGCAAACCTTTATCTAAGAGTGAAGAGAAATACTTTGCTCGTATGGGTCTAGATACAGATACTCTAATTGATATCTCTAGACAACCTTTTAAGGATAAGGATGGTAATCAGAACTACAATATGAGTGGTTGGGATGATGATGTACAGGAGAGGGTCTGGGATTCTATGAATAGGGCTACTAATGAGTCTGTTCTAGAGCCTTCAGGCTATGATATGCCACGTATTACCTCAGGTGGTGATGATATTGGTGCAGTCTCTTCGATGTTCTTACAATACAACCGTTATCCTTTAGCAGCGTACAATATGTATATCAAGAATGGTATGTCAGATAGAGATGCTAAGATTTTGGCCTCATCAGCTACATCATTCAGTATTCTAGCAGCTACCTTATATGCTCAACAAGAGTCTGAGGTAGCTATGGGTATACGTACGGATGAGAATAGACGATACATACATGATGATGATGGTAACTTAACTAGTGATGGTATGATGCAGCTAGGTATAGATACCTTCGGTAAAATGCCGCAGTCTACTCTACTTCCTAGGATGATATCTACAAGTCTAGCCGTTACTGGTCAAGAGCAGTTAGGTCCTGATGGGTTTACACTGACTCCAGGGCAGACTACGGAAGGTGTTGCGCTTAGTACGTTAGGTAGGATTTGGAAGACTAGCCTTGAGGCTTTCGAGGAAGAGGAGGCCCCTGTTGCATTATTGAATATAACACCTGTGGCACGTCACCCCTTCCTTAGTGGCTTTATTGACTACACTGTAGACAAATACGAATAGATAGGAGAAACAATGCGAAATAAAGCAGATATAGAGAGCCTTAACGGGCTACACGACAGAATGGCCATCTACTTCACCGACTTACTTGATGGGGGCGAAAGACTTGCCCCTGGAGAGATCACGGCAGTCTTAAAGTTCTTAAAAGACAATGAGATTACCGCTGACATAGTTGAGTCGAAGCCAATGGCTAATTTAATACAAAACTTCATAGACCAGGAAGAGTCGGTCATGGATGAACTGAGAGGACATTAAGATGGCAATACCAGCAATTGTAGCAGCTTTAGGTATAGGTGTAAAGGTTTGGAACGCTTATAGTAAAGCTAAGAAAGCTAAGATATTAAAGAAGGCCACGGCGGTTAAGAAGGCTGAAGCTAAGAAACCTACCCGTATTCGTAAGGATAAGGATCAACCTAAGACAGGTCAGAAGGAAATGTTTAATGGTAAGGCAGGTACTGCGGTTAAGAGGCCTAAGGGTCCCGTAAAAGAAGGGTGGTATGAGAATACTACTAAGCAACAGGATCTCTTTAAGAAAGGACTTGAGATTGTTAAGAAGAAACATACTAAATAAGGTACTAAATTAGGAGGGGTATATGGAAGAAGAAGAAGTCAAAAATTTAGTCACGGACTTTAAGGCCTTTGTGAATCACGTATGGCACTGTATTGGGCTACCTGATGCTACGCCTTTACAGCAGGATATATGTAAGACCCTGCAAGAGGGGCATCGTAGGCTTCTTATTGAGGCCTTTCGAGGTGTTGGTAAGACGTACCTAACAGGTGCATATGCTGCTTGGAAGTTACTACGTAATCCTAATGAGAAGGTATTAATTGTGTCGGCCTCAGGGCCACATGCGGTTGCTATCTCTACCTTCATTCATAAGTTACTTGCTGAGGTACCTGTATTAGCCCATCTACAACCTAGAGGTGATCAAAGAAACTCTGTAATGGCCTTTGATGTGGATGGATGTAAGGCTACCGTACAACCTAGTGTTAAATGTCTAGGTATCAACAGTCAGCTGCAGGGTAACCGTGCGTCCCTATTGATTGCTGATGACGTCGAAACGAGTATCAACAGTGCTACAGAGATCATGCGTGGTAAGATTCTACAGCAGATCAATGAGTTCGACTCAATCCTTCAGACTAATAGTGATGCCTCTATTGTAGGACTAGGTACACCCCAAACAGGTGATTCGGTCTACAATAGGTTCATCGACAAGGGCTTCTTAGTTCGTATATGGCCCTCTAGGGTACCAGAAAAGCCTGAAGTCTACGAAGGCAGGCTAGCCCCTTATATTGAGGATATGATCGCTCTAGGGACACCTGAGGGCTCTGTGACAGATATTAGGTTTACCCATGAGGACCTACTGGAACGTGAGGGCTCTGTAGGTAGGACATACTACAAGCTACAGTACCAATTGGATACTACCTTGAGTGATGCTGATAAGTATCCCCTCAAGCAGAGTGATTTGATCGTAATGGATATTCCTAAGGATAAGGGCCCTATCAGCTTAAGCTACTCAAGTTCCAGGGATGACGTACTGGACATAAGCAACATCGGGTTCACTGGTGATGCACTACACGGCCCTCAGTATGTTGACAAGGAGTTCTCAAATTACGCCTACAGCATAATGAGTATAGATCCCTCGGGACGAGGAGCGGATGAGATGGGCTACTCAGTCATCAAATACCTACATGGTAGGATCTACGTGATGGCCTGTGGTGGTATGCAGGGTGGGTACCAGATGGAAAACCTGGTGAAGCTTGCACAGATCGCTAAGGAGTACCAGGTTAATACTATGTATATAGAGAGTAACTTTGGTGATGGTATGTTTGATCAGCTCCTGAGACCCGTGTTGAAGAAGGTATATCCTGTGAGCATTGAGGAAGTAAGGAGCTCAAAGCAGAAGGAGTTAAGGATCATAGATACTATGGAACCTTTAATGAATCAGCACAAACTAGTTTTCGATGCTGGGATGGTCCGTGCGGATATTAAACATAGCCTTATGGATCCCCAGAAGATGCCCTATGGCTTGATGTATCAGCTAACACACATCACGAGAACCCGAGGTTGCCTAGGGCACGATGATAGACTTGATGCTCTAGCTATTGCCTTAGCTGCTATAGTGGAGACCGTAGGCATTGATGAAGATGAAGCATATGCCGAGTTTAAGGACCAGCAACTTCAAGAGGAGTTAGATGCCTTCATAGGTAATGTTAAGAATCCACGGTGGTCCTCTGGTTTTAAAAGCTAGGTCGGCTTACCCGCCTCCCCCCATCTAGGAGGGCTTGAGGGGCCACCAAGGATCCAGCTAACACACATCAGGAATACCTAGGTTAAAAGTTATCCACATAGTTATACACAGCTTAAACCTTGATGTAGCAGTAAAAACCCTTGTTTTGTATTTAGAACCACGCCCTGTAAGGTAGCCTTGTAGCCCATGCACAGTAGTAAGAGACCCTTAGGACCCTTAGGACCCTTAAGAGCTACAAGGAACCCTTGGGTACTGTGCAGTACTGTGCAGTATCCTAAGGATCCCTGCGTATGCTGGGTACTGTGCCTTACCGTGCAGAATCCTAAAGGCTAAGGGAGTGGGTGGATGCTAGAGAAGAAGACTCCAGGCTCCTTGTAGCTCCTGAGACTCCTGTAGGGCCCCCAGGGACCTGTTTTGTATCGGCGGGTTTCAAAAATGGTACAAAAATGCAGATGGGTATATATAAATAGAGACCCGCGGGTTTCCCCCATAGCCCTCGACACAACCCTCGGACATACTAACGCGCACCCGCGCGCACACACATGCGTCCTGAGGGTACCGCAAGGCTTTTCGGGGGTCACTCTAACGCACACGCACGGGGGCACGCGGTAAAAGGGTAGGGCAAATTTTTAAATATCCCAGCGTCACACTCGGGTATTCACACGGATACACTATAACGCGCGCGAGGCTATCTCCGAGTATCCTGCTCGGGTATTCACACGGGTGCATTATAACGCGCGAGGCAACCTAGGGCTTATACACGGGTGCATAATAACGCGTGACGCGCGCGGTTCCTTGAGGCGCGTGTAGGCATGCACGGTTCCTTAGTAAAATAGGCCTTAAAGTTTTTTATAGGGCTACAGCCCAGTCATAGCAAGGGTTTCAAGGGTTTCTGCAAATTAATTTCAAATAAAGTGCAAATAATGCTTGACTTATTTAGAAAGTGTGGCATAATGGGAACCATACAAACAAACAAGGGAACGCCAAGGAAATATTTGATTATCATAACACTTATACAATGGGAACGGGAAAGGCAAGCGACCAACGTTCCCCGCAGTCAAGGGAACCACCATTGTATAAGGCTTTAAACTACCATTTAAGGCAAGCGTGAAAATAAAGATCAAAATACACTTGACAAACCTAAATTTATAAGTATAATATGCACCATACCTTGAAACATTAAAGGGTATATGCGAAAAAAGTGTCCCGAGGGGACAAAATTATAACTAATAGATAGGTGAAAATATCATGAAAACAGAAAAAAATACAAATGTAGCAAACGCAGTGACTGAATTATTTACGGCATTACAAGCCGAGGCGACCGCCACCGCCCGAGTCATGGACAAATTTATAAAGGCGTACCAAACCGAGGCCGAGGGGGTATGTAAATACCTAAATGCTTTAAAGGCAAAGGCGACGGGCAAAACCGCCTCGGAAGTCTACAAAGATACCTACGCCAGAAAACGTAAACAAGTACAAAATGCTTGCAAGCGTCCCGAAATTATGGCTGAATTGTTCGGGGACGACGCCGACCGAACCACCTTGAGTATCGTGCAAGTCAAGGGTAAAGGCTTTACATGGCAGGTGGATACAGTTGAGGCTGATGTAGCGACCGAAAAGTGTCCCGAGGGGACAGAAACGGAACCTACGGAAACGGTACCAAAGGTGACCATAGGCAAAGATTTATCCATGGTAAACAGTGAATACCTTGCCGAGTTTGGAACGACGGATACGATTGAGATTGAGATTGAGGCAACGATTGAAATGCTACAGGAAACACTCGCCAATCTTAAGGCTCAGAAAGTAGCATAATACACCACCACCACCAAGGGACAGAAGTGTCCCGAGGGGACAAAACGGAGAAAATTATGAGTATATCTATATTTGCACCATATGAAAGCATAGACCATGGTCTGGCTGAAATATTAACCCTAGTCATGGACGTGAAAGGGGACAAAGGTTTAAAGAGTCATATTGTAATGGCACTGGCACGCCTTGAACAAACTATCATACAAAAGTGTCCCGAGGGGACAGAAAGCGAGGCTACATCATGACTATTGAGATAATTGTAGGATTCATTGGAGCCCTAGGCGTGGCAATCATTGCCTTTGGTATTGTGATGGCTATCACCTTGAATAAATTGACTAACAAAAACTGTCCCGAGGGGACACAAAACGAGGGTAATTGGACTCGCTTTAAATTGAAAGGGGAACTGTAATGGAACTATTTGCTAGAAAATGTCACTGCTGTGGCAAGGGTATGAACGAGGGTCACATATGGGACGATACACACACATTTTGTGGTACCGATTGCCTACTAGAATGGCTTTACATGGAGGAAATCTGTTTCTATACAGAGTGGGACGTTGAAAGCGACTCAGATGGCGAGGTATATGACGAAAAAGGTAATGAATGGGAACTTAAAAAGTGTCCCGAGGGGACAGAAAGTATCAAGGAAAAGATACACCGTAGGGCTAAAGACTTGGAGGCTACAAATGGCTAGAGTATTGAGCAATAATCAGAAAAAGGTATTAAATAGGTACCTAGGGACAGCCTTAACTATTGATGACTTACCTTGTGATGTAGTAATCCAATTGGATAATATGCGATGGTATGAGAGTCAGTGGTCGGACGTCAATCGATACCTACAAGATAATAAATAAAGTATTCACCTAGCCCTAGGCATGGCATAAAACCGCCTATCAAATTAAGTAATAAAAAGTGTCCCGAGGGGGACAGAAAAACAGACTGGGAGGTCACATGAATGTAATCAATAATTTAACCATGGAAACAATCCATGACACTATGCGGTGGACTAAGGACATAGGTATGTTCACTATCGACCGCTCAAGGGAAACCTCGTGCCTACACAAGACCACCTTTTGTGATGATACATGTTTCAATAATAAACTTGAACGAGCCTTTGCACATGCTATTGAGCCAAAGGACGTCCGTAACGACCAAGCATGGGACAACCTAAACCATACCAAGGTCAAGGGACTCTTTAATCGAAAGCGTAACCAAACCCAGAGGGCACGTCTGATGAGTAGAGGTGAGGCATTCGCAACCTTTGATGATTTACGGAAAGTGCAGCACCTAGCAAACAGTACACCCAACACCGAATGGTGGATACCTACGAGGGCATGGCGGGACGAAACCCTCTGGCATGATGTACGAGCCTTAGAGGTTATGACACCCAACCTCCGCATCCTCGCGAGTGTAGACCCAAGCAATACTCAATCGGAATGGGAACGCCTTAAGGCTGAGGAACGCTCAATTATGTTCTTCGGGGACGACTCTATGACTACGGCACCAACGGGTGAACGTATGTTTATGTGCCCTAAGACGCATAAGGATATGCATGGACATTGTAGTATATGCAAGGGTGGCTGTTTTAGAACCAGTAAGAGGGTAGTGGTGCACCTTAAAGAGCACTAACCAAGATACACAGAAAACTGTCCCGAGGGGGACACAATATTTTTAATAAAAGGAGAAATACAGATGGGAGTTACACTAAAAAATAACACGGAAGAATGGCTTAAGATTTTAAAGGCTAGAGATATGTACACAGTCCTAAGGGATTTTAAGGATTTATCACGAGCAGACTTTGATGTACTCACGCTTGTTGGGGCACGCCCCGAGATAACCATTCAAGAGATTCTTAGGGACGACTTATTTGGACGTACTGAACTGAGTAGCGTAAAGAGATCCGTCATTAAACTTAAAGCCTTAAAGCTTATCGAGTCCGCCCAAGGTGCAGATGGACGTGAACGTCACTTAACTATTGTAACAGAGGAGCACTCATGAATACACACGACACAAAACTATCGACACAAGTAGCAGATTTAGAAATACAATGTGAAAACCTAGCAGAGGAGAACGCTTCATTTGCTAACTACCTAGAGTACCACGGATACTCACAATGTGAGATAGATAATATTGCACAAGGTTGGCACGGTTCAGTGAGTGACAGGTTAGAGGACGCTGAGGAACTAAAAGCTGAGGTTAAAGCCCTTAGGTTTAGGTTACGTAAAATTGCAAACTATACAGTGATGGAGAATTAAGATGCAAGATTTTAACACAAAGAATTATACTATTAGATTATGGGGACAAGATAGAGGTACTTTTGAACATAACACACTAGGTGAGGATAGTGCAGGTGGATTATGGTTTGATGGTGATAATTTAGATGATTATGATGGTGTTTATGAATTACCAAAGGAAGTAAAGCAATGGTTATTAGAAAATGAGTATACACATCTAGATTATCACGGTGAATGCCAATTAGAGGAGAACTAATATGAAATATACAGTATGGGTAGGTGGAACTGA